GCACTCACCATGTTTGTTGACAACCAACATCACCGTGCTACTGTAGTAACACACACATCGCAATAAGGAGAAACCCATGCGTAATCACTACAACGAAACGCCGAGAGACGCGGCGAGATCCGAGGTATTGGATTGGCTCCATGCTCTGGCCCGAACAGACGAAGATCGCAACCCACACGTTGAGACCCCTTCGTTCAACGCCTCAAAGCGTAAGCACATCGCTCGGATAATGTACAAGCTGGCTGACCAGTGGAAGATCGACATCGCTGGCGAAGAGTTAGAAGTTTAGTCGAAACCGCCTCTGGCGGTCTGTGTCGGTTGGCTACCGGCGCACTGATGAGACAAGCCGTTTAAACGCAACAAGGAAATAAAATTATGGAAACGAGAACTTTAGTTATGTCACGCAGAATCTGGCAGACCGTCGAGGTAGAAGTAGATTTAGAAGAACTCGGAATGGACGAAGAGCAGTGGACTCACCTTGATATGGAGTCCGACGCAGATGTCTTGGAGTTTATATCTTGGGTTGATGGCGATTCTTATGAAGTCGTTAAAGAGCTTGTCGATGAGCAGATAAGCGAAGGGGAAGATTGGGTGGACGAAGAGCGCGTCGAGCACTCTTTAGACCAGTGGAAGATCGAGATCAAGAAATAGGAGATAGATCTATGGACATAAAACAGTGGTCAAACGAGGTGAGGCTAGAGACCTTCCACCACTACATGGCAGCTAAGACGTGGAGACAGCAAAGCGCATGGCTCGTTGCGGATTTGCATCGCAAATACGGCGATGACTACCTGACTGGGCAGCATCCGCTGTCTGATTTCCGCTACCCCAACGTGCGGGACGCAATCGTTGAGGCGGAGCGCGTCTCAATGATTACCACAGGACATGGTTTAAACGCTAAAAAGCGATTTCAGTTGGCGGTTTTTGTAGGCCACATCTCCGATGCTGTTGCACACCTAACGTTTGTGGAGAACAGCATTGGCAGGCGTGAAGGCAAAGACCTGATCCAATACTTGGATAACTGGCGCACGGCGGAGATCCATCTTATGGATGAGATACTTGATGCGATTGCCCAACGGGTCACTGATAAGTCGCCTTGGGGGGTGGCATCGTGAGCTTTTTCCAAATCAGCTATTACCGATTACCGCTTGAAGAAAGAGTCGATTCGCAAGATCACACACCAGAGTTGGATTTTGATACTGATTTTGATGGGTGCTTAGATCGTGTTCAGCAGCTAAGAGCGCAAGGCTACTACGACATTTCGCTTGATGAATACAAGGATGGCTCATGCGTTGAGTCAATTTGCATCGCATCGTATGTCGATGAATGGGGAGCAGTGTGATGAGCTTATTCTGGGAAACATTCGCTGCGGTACTGCGGATCATTAGCTACCTGCTGATGACGATCACGTTCCTGTGGGCAGGCATCTACCTGACCCACGGATACTACACTGGCCTGCCCAACATCCACTGGTCGTTCAGCTTCATTGGCCCCCTGCTGATTGTGAATTCATTCGGCTGGGTAGCGGTGCTGCTGTTGGACTTCAAGATGTTGAGACCGTGACATACTACGTCAACGACATGATTGCACTTGGGGTTGACAAACCAATCCCAATGTGATACTTTAGTAACACTCGCAACAAGGAAACACAGTAATGATACGAGTAGACCTTAGTGGCCCTGATGGAAATGCATTTGCGTTGATGGGCATAGCCCGAAACATCTGCAAGCAGACGGGCGAAGATCCCGATCCGATTATCTCGAACATGATGGCAGGTGATTACGATCACTTGGTTGAGGTGTTTAAACAATCATTCGAGCACTTAGTCGAGTTGGAGGATTAGGCATGAAAAGTTTTTCACCGCAAGACATTGCAAGACAAGAAGTGCTCGACATCTTGCAAGCGCACACAGAGAAGGGAGCATACCGAGATCGTTTCGGGCCTGAAGAAAAAGATTTTACTGAAATGAAACGCCGAGAGTTGGCGATCATTCTTAACGATCTCGCAGATCAGTGGGGCTACATCGGATACAAGGAGGACTAGCCATATGGAAGTAATTAATAACAAGCTGGAGCAATGGCTACCAGATCACCTGAAAAACCTTGAGTGGTATCTAACGTGTGACTATCTAAGTGTTAACACGTTCAGCGCCTGCTATTGCTTCAATGATGAGCAAGCTAAAGACATGGTTCTGCGTCGAGAGATCAAGGAACTCAAAGAATATCTTCATGCAACCACAGGCATGAATTACGGAGGGATATAGATATGAACGGCATCGAAAACAACATTGTGCGTAAGTTTGTGTGTGGCTGGGAGGGCAAGCAGTCCAACACGGAGTCGGTGGACAACACGCTGTACCTGCACGGCAACGCCATTGCTTGGCGCAACGAAGAGAACGGCGAGATCTGGATCACCAACGCTGGTTGGCATACCAGAACCACACAATCCCGTTTAAACGCAGTATTGAATGCTGCGATGATCGAGGCTCGCGTCTTCACCAAGAACGGTAGGCAATACTTGGAGCGTCGGGAGGGTGACGAGATGGTCACTCGCCCCATGACCCAATGGGTTGAGGTGAAGCACCAACACCTCGAAAATACTATTTCGCAACTAGAGGAGAAGGTAGCCAATGGCTAGTGATTGGGACAAAGCGATGGATGACATCGTGAAAATGATAGAAGAGCAATCGCAAAAGGTATTCTGTGAATGCGGTTTCTCAGAGCACGATAGGTTCTACGCCTACGGCAGACTTGCATCCGACGTTGTCGAGCAGGCCGCTATTTGTGGGCTGCCACCTAGGGAGCAGGCATTCCTCACCACCCGCTGCCTCTTGGCTATTCATCAGAATGCTTTGGAGTCACAGGTGTTGGCGATGCAAACCCAAGCCGCTACGGCTAGGCAAATCCATTAATGAGTACGTCTTGCGCCCAAAATTTTAAGACAGGTGTGCTAGTCGCGCTGCTGATTGCAGCGTTTGGGTTGGCACATGAATTTGATTTTCGAGAGCAGTGCGGGAGAGATCCCGCCTGCGCCTCGCAGCATTTGGAGAAACAATGAAGCTGAAAGAGTTATCGAAGATAGCCAAGGATCTTGGCGAGGAAAAGATCATCAAGATGATCGAGAAAGAAACAGCGAAGCTGAGAAAGCGTGACGATGGGATGGTCAAGGTCGCAGACCTAGCAGACAACCTCATCGCTGAGATAAGGAGCAAAGACAATGGGTGATGTTGTAGACATGCAGGGCAACGTCTTGCGCGAGAGCGTGACGCAAGAACCGTTGAGGGATCGTGATCGGATGTTAACACCTCCACGATCTGATGTGTTTTCACGACTGGAACAGTTTGCACTAACTGCAAATTGTGAAAGCCATCTGATCGAATACTTCAGAGACAAAGAGCGTTTAAACAACTATGTCACTGGTTGCCTGAGAAGATTTGCCGAAGCTGATTACGGCACCCTGACCGAGACAGATGCGAAAGAGAATCTGGACAACATGCAAACAGGTCTAATGATGATCGGAGTTTACCCCTTCGATGAGAACCCGAAGACAGGGAACCCAGATCTGCGTACCTACCTGATCCTCGATGCTGGTCATCAAACCCTGACCATGCTGATGCCGGAGGACTACTGATGGAGAAGCCGTGGATTCAAGCAGCCCTGCACATGCGGGAGCAGGGCAAGAAGCTCCAAGAAATCGCAGATGTTGTGGGCGTGGCCCACTCCACAGTACGCAACGAGCTTCGCTCTCACATGGGAGCAAGCAAGTACGAAGAACTCAAACGTTACGTTGTCGATTTTAACAAATCAGAACGCACCAAGCGAATTCGAGAGGCGCTGCGTTTAAACGAGAAACCTGCACAGATCGCTTTGCGGGAAGGAGTGAGTAGACAGTACGTCTACTTCTTGAAATGGAAGATGAACGAAGAAGTCATCAAGGCTGTCGATGCCCTTGGAGACAAGGATTACATTGACGATAAGGTCGGGATCTTGCAGACGCAGGAGCAACGCAACGAAACGATCCGTGAGATCGAGGAGATGCTGGGCGAGAAAATATAGTTGACAATCCTGTCAGCTATGATACTATAGTGATACGCAACAAGAGGATAAAATGGAAATTACAAACAGACCCAAGCCAATCAAATCGCAAAATAAATGGGCGCGAGTGTTAAACGCTTTTGACCAGATGGACGCGGAGCATTGTTTAGAAGTATCGGAAGAAGATATTGAAGGAGGGTTCACCGACTCACAGAAAAAAGAAGCAAACATGCAGTCATACCTTAGAACCCAATATGTAAGGGGGTACTCAAACTACCACCACATGCCGGTTACTAGATGGATGCAAACGCCAGAAGGCAAAACTGTGCTGCTCATATGGAAAGCACCGGCAAGTCTTGCTATCAGGAAAAAATCGCAACAAAGGGAGACCGTAAATTGAAATCAATAGACAAACAAATCAACGAACTAAGGCAGGCTTTAGCGGCTGCTGCAACGCATTGTTCAGCCCTAAAGATGGTTGAAGCATACATCGAAGCCGAGGACATTGGTGCTATAAAAGCATCATATGAGCTAACCATAGGGCTGGAAGAAAGTCTTAATCGCGCACTGGATATACTCAACGGCGAAGATCCGCACGATGAGTGAGCCACTGCCCAGAGAATGCTTCGATAACGATTGGGAGTATCTCCGAGCTTATTGGGAGATGTCCGAGATGGGCATACATCCCGATGACTATCCGTTCTTTATGAGCTTCTTTCAAGCAAAGAAATGTCCTCAAACAGAAGAAGAGATCGCACACCTCGACGCACTGCCACAAACGCTGGTGGTGTATCGAGGGTTCTGTGCAGATGAAGGGCGACCAGATGGTTTGTCGTGGACTCCAGATCGTCAGATGGCTAGGTGGTTCGCCCGTCGATTAGATTGGCGAACAACCTGTAAACCCACAGTAGCAATCGCAAGCATACGCAAGGATGACATCGGCGCTGTTTTATTGAGCCGCGAAGTCGAATATGTGTTACCCCACATCGAAGACATTCCTTATCGTTTGTTTGACTTATCCGCTCATCTTCACAGGTGAGCGGTAAGTCCCATCGGTATAGTTGTATTTCAATTCAACACAACCAACCCTCCCGCTCTGTTTAAACCTTATCTTTTTCACATGAATCCGAATATCATCGGAACCCTCCGTGAAATCCCTTTCCACGATCAAAATGTTATCCGCTTTATTGTAGAAGTTTGCTGACCCAGCAATGTCGTATGGCTCTGGCACAGGGAACGTACCATCTGCGTTGCGCCTGAGCTTCGCAGGGTGCGCTACAAGGAAGATCGCGCACTCGTTGGCTGCTGCCCACCGCTTCAATGTTGCGAGCATCTGCGAAACATATTCGGTCTCTGTCCATCCGCTTGGTCTGCGGTGCTCGAACTCGTTGTACGGATCGAGGATCAACCCGCGCACGTTTGGGTATCGCTGCACACAGGCTGTCGCGTTCTCTAAACACCACTCCACTGTCGGTGCCTCATCGTCTGAGCGTATCCAGTAGTAGTGACTTCCGATAAATCCTACCGCCTTGCCCCATTCCTCATGGCTCATCTTCTGCCCAGATTGCGTATCCCACGCAGGCTTGCGTATGTATTTTGCCGCGAGCTTGTTGATGTGTTCGTCAACGGGATTCTCAAAAGAGCAGACCGCAAATCTCCAGCCATGTTCTCTCGCCATGTTTAAACAGATCTGATCCATGAATTCTGACTTGCCTACGCCCGGAGCGCCGGAGATGATGTTTAGCTCACCGGCTCTGATTTTATAGTTCCAATCGAGCGCGGTAATCCCTGTCGAGATCCCTGTCTTCACCTCACCATTCAGCAAAGCAAACGCATCGTCGGCGTATGCTTTCGTTTCATGCAACGCCTTGAGAGGCCACGGCTCTGCCGTTTCGACCAACTCTCGAAGACGCTCCTTCCCGTACCCAATCAGCACATCATTCGGATCTTTGCATCCCTCGTCCCAATCCACCCGCCAACACCTGTGCCTGCCCAGCCTACGCGCAAGCTCATTACGCATGGCTATGCCCACGGAATCCCCGTCCGTGAGAAGCACGATCCTCTTGAAACCGTTTAGCTCACCGTTCAACTCGTCAATCCAACTGAGCTTCTTGTCGCTTGCACCATCAGGTACACTGATGACGTTGCTCAGTCCCGCCTCAAGGCAGGTCAACGCATCGACCTCGCCCTCCGTGATAATCAGATGTGGCTGATCGGTATCAACCATGTTCCAGAGATACGGCAGTCGGTGTCCGTCCTTGATCTGGCTAAACTGCTTATCCTGTGTGCGGAACTTCACGTTGATCGTCTTGCCATCCTTGTCCCTATGCACAAACGCGATTGCGTTCTTGCGCTCCCCACCGATGAACGCCTCGCCCGATTCGACTCCAGCCATGTCGAGCGTGGCTTCAGAGATTCCTCGCTTGGCAAACCACTTCACCACTCCCTCACTCAACTCACTCAGGTCAGGAATCTTCGGCGCTTTCTTTTCCTTCTTCTGTTTAAACGGACTTTGCATTGTGTTCCTCCAAACGTTGCCCTCCCAATCGCAATGGTGGCAGCGCCACTGCGCTCCCTCTCCGTCGATTGATATGCTCAGGCACTTCTCGTGTTTGTTCTTTGTGCGGGTATCACTGCATGATGGGCACAGAATCTTGCTCTGGCCCTCTCGCAGATCCTTGGCGACAAACCCTAGGCTTGCCAACTCGTCATAGAAGCCCACGGCTACGGGGCTGTTTTGTATTGGATAGACCCGTCTGGGTTCAGCTTGCGCCCAGATGCGTCACGCCTGTTCTCTAGCGCAGCCTTTTTATCTTGGCTTGCCAGATAAGCAGAGGTGCTTAGAAACCAGCGTTTCTGGGTCTTGATTTCTGCATCGTAGGTCAGCCAATCGTCTCGGCTTTGCAGGACTGCATCTAGGTTGGGGATGTTTTTGTAGGCTTTTACCCACCGATCATAGTCGGCTTGCTTCAGCTTGATGGTGTTTCCGTCGAAAGCGTATTCGCTCATGTTTTTTTCCTTACGTTGCGATTGTGAAATCCTCAATCGGATAATGGTTCACAGGCTCCATGTCCTGATCATCTCCCCGATCCACTCTGCCACCCCACTCAACCTTGGCTGGTGTTGTGTCCAGATCTAAGAATGCAATGGTTCCACAACTCCATTGCACCACTAAAACTACACGCTTGCCTGTGGCGCTGGCAAGTGCTTTCGCATCTGCCGCTTTATGAACACTTAACATATACGTTGGGAACGTGCCAAAGGCATGGGTGCGTATCTTGATCTCGCCAAACCCCTCGACCTCTCCATTGTCACCGACGAAGCAGAAGTCTATCGGATACATCTTGGGATTCTCTTTTGCCTGTAAGCCCCACTTACTGGCGACTTGTCTCGCTAACTTTCGCTCTCGCTCTTTGTCAGCCTCACTCTCATAAATTGGTCTCATCGTTCACCTTGTTGCGAAAGGGATCTTATTAACAGTTCGGATGGTGAGAGAAGGACGCTCCCCCCAAACCCCCCTCATTTCGAGGACGGTGGAGAGAGTCGCCTCAGTTCGGACGGAGCCGAGCATGGACATTGCCGCTTATTTCTTACGCGCATTGCGGCCTTACCCCCTTGCGCGATTCCTTGCTTTCTTAAAAAAGCACAGGTTTAATTGTCTTGTCAACTCACCTCCATGGGAAGACAACTCCTTTGTTGCGAAGGACGGCCCACCTTCATCACCCGTCGATTGGGGGTGGGCCATTTTCGTCGTGACTTATCTCCTTGATCCAGATCTCTGACCTAGGGTTCTCTTTGTCGAGATACCTGCAACTGCTTATCTGTTTAAACTGACGATCATTGGCGTAGATCAAACCCTGCAAAGCATCTAGCAAAATGCTTGGATCGAGATCCTGCCTGCGGCTGGGGTAATATATGTCTGCATGGAACGAAAGATCTCCCTCCAACATCTCATCCATTGGCTGAACTTGGGCCTTCACATCTTTCTCGAATTGTAAAGCTGGCTTGCTCTTTATGAGCCTTGGTCTGCCGCCAAACGTGACCAGCCGCCGACTGTTCGCTTTAGAATGTGCAGTTCCAAAAATAATTAGCTTGACTTGCTTGTTACCCATGTGTTCTTATCGTCACACACACCTTCGCAACAGGGTAACACATGAACTACACCAACGAGCTTGGTTTGCCTGCGCCTTTGGCAGCAGCACTTACCAAAGACACCTACAGTCGAGGCGATGCCTCGTACTCAGCTACAGGCTTATTGCGCCCACCGCGCATGGCTGCTCTCTTCGATGATCCTGACAACATCATGTTCCGTGACGTGTCCGAGAATCTTTGGACGCTATTTGGGACTGCCGTGCATTCGATCCTCGAAGACTCTAAACATCCTGACTTCATCACCGAGGAGCGCCTATATTGCTCTGTGAGCGGAGTTAAGCTGTCGGGTGCTATAGACGTACAGCACATCCAAAAAGACGGTACGCGGATTCTACAGGACTACAAGACGCGGAAAGCCTATGGCGTAATGAATAACGACAGCGATGAGAAACAGCTAAACATCTACGCATACATCGCACACAAGAATGGCATCAAAGTAAGCGGTCTACAGATCATTAACTTCGTTAAGGATTGGAGCCGACATGAGGCCGAGCGCAAGCCGGACTACCCACCCCAAGACATTTATATCCAAAACATCCCACTCTGGCCCATCGAACAAACCGAAGCGTTTGTAGTGGAACGCATTGCTGCACATGAAGAGGCTAGGGCTGGCAATCTACCTGACTGCACCGACGAAGAACGTTGGCTGCGTGAGGATAAGTTTGCCGTGATGAAGGAGAAACGGGTACGCGCAGTACGTGTATTCGATTCGCAAGAGGAAGCGGAGACATTCATCGCCGCTCAGAAAGACGCAGACAAACACACCATAGATCACCGTCGAGGACAACCTATACGATGTGAGCAGTTCTGTGATGTGGCTGACTACTGCGACCAATTCGCAACGTTTAAACAGGAGAATAGTGGTGAGTGATAACAAGCTGCTCGAAGCAATCAATCACATGGAATCATTGCCTGATTCCGACAAGATCAACATCAAGGGAAAACTCTACGCGCAGGTCACTACTCGCGTTGTGGCTTTCCGTAAAGCGTATGGAGATAGGGGGAGGATCACTACCAAGATCCACACCTCCAACGAGAATCGTGTTCTGATTGAGGCCCAAATTCATGTTCGAGATGGCGACGTGTGGCACTTGATCTCTAACGATTGGGCTGAAGAGTTCCGCAACGATGGCCCGATTAACAAGAAGTCTGCAACAGAAAACTGCGCTACCTCTGCGATAGGCCGCGCACTCGCTGCGTTGGGGCTAGGTGGGGGCGAATATGCCAGCGGAGATGAGGTGCAATACGCAATCGAAGAGAAGCAGGGCGTATCACCAAAGACCAAGGAAAAATCAAAACCTGCCAAGGCAGATGTTGTGCCCACCTCAGAAGACTTCTTCAAAAAGAATGCTGATGTTCTGATAGATGAGCTTGCCTCAGTGCAGACACCAGAGGAAGCGAAGGCTGTCATGGGTCAACACTTCCCATCGCTTAAGAAAGAATACGAAGGCCACCCTGATTGGAGTGCATTTTCTCAGAAGATCAAGGGGCGACTAGAGCAAATAGCAACGAAACCAAAAGCGGAAGAAGAGGACTTACCATTCTGATGGAATACGATAACGAAAAAAACGGCGCATTGTTTAAGGTCGAAAATAAAGAAAAAGATTGGCACGCAGATATGCAGGGCGAAATTAAAGTCGAGGGCGTTGAGTATTATCTGAATGGCTACAAGAAAGTATCTTCAAAGGGCAAGCCTTATATCAGGGTTACACTCAAAGCTAAGAAAGAATCTGCTAGTAAAGCAGCTACCGACAAGCTGGTAGAAGATGCAGACTTTTCAGACTTTGGCCTTTAGGAGTTTGTATGAGCAAGATAAAAGCGCACGTTATGGATTTGCATGAGCGGCTCAGTGAGTCGCAGATTGCAGAGCGTAACGCCCGATTAAAGTTAAGCGAGATCAACGCGACAGTAGTGAAGATCCAAGAGATGCACCACATAGATGATGAGGA